GGTCAGAAGAGATGCAGGATTACTGCGAACAAGATGTTAAAGTCACCAACAAACTATGGAAACATTTCCACAAATACCTGAATGGGTAGTCTTTGAACACGAAGTTGCTAAACTTCTCACACTACAAGAATTACATGGATGGTATTTTGATGAGCGCGCTGCATTCGAACTTGCATCGACTCTCAGAACAGAACTTGAAGAAACTCATCAAGTACTTCGAGACAGGCACCCTTACGTTGCCGGATCACTATTTACTCCTAAGCGACCTAATAGGACCCAAGGCTATGTCAAAGACGCTCAGTTTACCCGCCTAAAAGAACTTAACCCCACATCAAGAGATCACATTTCATGGATCCTGCAAACATTTCATGGTTGGAAGCCGACGATGCTGACGACTACTGGGAAGCCGATCGTAGACGAGATTACACTGAAGGAGGCTGCATTAGATGGAATAGAGATAGCGAACCTCTTTCTACGGTCGCTAGATATTACCAAGAAATTGGGGATGATCTCAGAAGGCGTGAACGCATGGCTGAAGCTATCTACGACTGCTAATAGAATTCACCACTCATGTTCAACTGCTACATCAACTTTTAGATGCTCACATCGTAACCCAAACCTCGCACAAGTACCTAGTGACCCACGATTCAGAGAATTGTTTATACCATCTCCGGGTCAAGTCATGGTCGGTGCTGATTTGTCTGGGATTGAGTTGCGTATGCTTAGCCATTTCCTTTCCAGGTACGACGGAGGAAGATATGCAGAGATCTTGCTCAACGGTGACATCCACCAAGTAAATGCAGACAAGATAGGAATATCACGATCTGCAGTTAAAACAGTCACCTATGCCATGCTTTATGGTGCAGGTAATGAAAAAATCGGTACTAGTTATGACAAACTTCTTTCACCCACGCAGGCAAAGAAGAAAGGAAAAGAAATCAGAGAAGCCTATGTTGAAGCAATTGAAGGACTCGGTGATCTCCTGGCTGGAATTAAGAAAGCTTCAGAACGCGGATATCTCAAAGCTATCGATGGTAGAAAAATTAAGGTGGATAGCCCGCATAAAGCGTTAAACTACTGTCTTCAAGGTAATTCCGCCATCCTAGCAAAGAGATGGATGTTACTAAACCAAGCCCTTATTAAAGAAATTAACTTATGTTGTTCACAATTAGCCTTTGTACATGACGAAATCCAGTTTGAATGTGCCCCAGAACACGCCAAAGACTTATGTACATCCTTGGTATCGAGCAGTCTCGCAGCTGGCGAATACTACAACTTACGAATCCGAATTGATGCAGAAGCAAAGATCGGACAATCATGGAAAGACACCCACTAATGAAAGCCTACATTGACGCCGACTTCATAGTATACAAAAACTGCGCTGGAGCAGAGAATGAAATAGATTTCGGTGACGATGTCATTGTTGTCACTTCTAAATTCAGTGACGCATACAATGCAGTGAAGCGGGACTTAAATAGAATATCCCAATACTTTATGTGGGATGTACCAGAACTAGTACTATTCTTTAGTGACAGCATAAACTTTAGAAAAAGTATTATGCCAGCATATAAAGGACATAGGAATAGAAAGAAACCATGTGGTTACCGTCGTGTCATTAATAAACTCAAGGAAGAGTATGAAGTAATCATCATGCCTACTCTTGAAGCAGATGATGCGATGGGTATTTATGCCACAAAATTTCCTGACAATGTTATATGTTCACCTGATAAAGACATGCGTCAGATACCAGGTAAATTGTATGACATGAAAGAATTAACTACTATTGAACCTGAAGAAGGTAGACGATGGCATTTGATTCAAACATTAGCAGGAGATCAAACAGATGGTTATGCCGGAGCACCTAGTTTCGGTATCAAAAGAGCAGTCACACTATTTGAAGAAGAAGGTTATAACTGGAAGACTGTTGTCAAAGCATTCGCCAGTAAAGACTTATCTGAAGATATTGCCTTACAGAATGCACGACTAGCACGAATCCTTACAGTAGATGATTATGACTTCAAAACCTCCAGTCCAATCTTATGGAATCCCACCTTGGCCAATAACCAAGATGACAATGGAACAAGAATTCAAGATGAGGAGACTTGAAGACTTACTGCCTAAAGCAGATAAAGCTGACATCATTACCCTATTCATGGCACTACAAGAACAGTGTTATGTATTAGGCAACAACGTATCCCAACTAGTAAAACAATGGCCGTCTCACCCGAACACTACGGAAACAACTGGAAAGTAGGAGACTTCATAGTTGAACAGAACCTAAGTTTCTTTCAAGCTAATGCAGTCAAGTACATCTGCCGATGTGAATTCAAAGGCGACAAAATAAAAGACTTAACCAAAGCAATCCACTACTTACAACATGAACTTGAACAAACAATATATGAATCCGAGCTTACTGGACCAAGCGGAGGAATTCCGAACAGCTTACAATTTAGCTGCGACTGGGAAGAGTGGACGACAGACCCAGAAGTGTTTGATCGATGAAGAGTGGAGTGAATTCCACGAAGCATATCACCACGAACCAGAAGAGAACCAACTGAATGAACTAGCTGATCTTGTCTATGTATGCTTTCAGTATGCAGCATCCCAGGATTGGGACCTAGACGAGGCTATGAGACGTGTTCACAGAGCGAATATGTCAAAGCTAGGAGAAGATGGTAAGCCTATCTACAGAGGTGATGGGAAGGTCCTAAAGGGACCAAACTTTAAGAAAGCAGTATTCAACGACTTAATTTAAAATGACTAATTTAATCTCCCGCACTGGTCGGGTTCAATCTTGGATGGACGATCCTACAGGACGTCTACCTGTCAGCTGTACGGTCTTCCAAGTCGCCAACGAAATGGAAGGTCCTAATGGAATCGAGGCCAGCTGGAGGTTTGCTAGTCACGCCCTCAGGTTTGGTGCAGGGTGTGCTATCCACTTATCTGAACTTGATCCTAAGGGTTATGTCAGGGAGTCAGGTGTAGTTGCATCTGGCCCCGTTTCTTTTGGTAAAATTTATTCAACACTAAATGAAATATTACGAAGGGGCGGGATTTATAAGAACGGTGCGATTGTCTTGCACCTGGATTTATGCCATAGCGATGCTAGGGAGTTTATCAATACTCCTCGATCCGAACTCCCCTGGGTCAAGAGATGCATCAATGTCACCGAGACCTGGTGGGAGAGTTGTACGTTTAAAGACGATCTACTACACGGAATCAAATCAGGCGACATCTGGCTCAACAAAGTAAGGTATGACGACAATGGACAAAGAATTTTCGGGAATGTCTGCCTTGAAGTGTATTTACCTTCAAGAGGCACCTGTTTGCTCCAACATATTAACCTCGGCGCCTGTGAGTTCGATGACATTCCAAGAGCTTACGTCGAAGGTATGTCCGAATTGTGTAGTCTCCATTCTAAAACTGGTGTTGGAGAAACAGGGGAGTACTTACCTTCAGAAGTTGATAGACAAGTCGGTCTCGGAGTACTGGGACTCGCTAATCTCCTTCGGAGGTACGGAGTAACATACGAACAATTTGGTAGGGCATTAGAACAATACAACTCTGGTGAAATTATCCGCTCTGCATCTTATGAACTTGTCTCTCAAATTGCTTCAGGAATTGAACAAGCAGCCTCAATCGCTCGGGCTAATAATATGGTTCGAGCCTTTGCTATCGCTCCAACCGCCTCTTGCAGTTATCGAAGCGTGGATTTGGATGGCTATACTTGCACACCAGAAATCGCTCCACCTATCTCGCAGACAGTCGATCGCGACTCAGGTACTTTCGGAGTACAAACTTACAACTACGGTGATGTAGAAATTGCATCAAAGGTAGGTTGGGAAAACTATAACCGTGTTGCCGATGGCATCATGACATTATATCAAGCTACGGGACTTTGTCATGGCTATTCATACAACTCTTGGTCTGACCAAGTTATTTATGATGAAGAATTTGTCAACAAGTGGCTGCAATCACCGCAGACCTCCCTATACTACTCCCTCCAAGTAATGGGAGATACACAAGATAAAACAGATGCATATGCTGCACTAGATGCAGAAGATGTAGATAATTATCTCACTGAATTGTTTAACAACAGTAACTTAGAACCTCAATGTGATTGTGCCGAATAGACTATGAACCCGTATCAGAAACTACTATCAAGAAAAAGAAAATGGACACCAGTACAAACAACAGCTGGTGAAGTAAACGAAGGGACAAGGGAAGCTATCCATAGAGTCCTTGCAATGCGACATATGGAAATGCCCGTAGGAGAATTTATTACAGATGCATTGGCCACTGAAGTTCCAGAGTTGGCACGGGAGTTACTCCTATCCAACGTCAAAGACGAAGAAAACCACGACCTGGCTTTGTCTTACATCGCCAATGCTTACGGCGTTAATGAGAAGGATGAGTCGGAAGCGATGGTCCTCCGAAAAGCGTGGACTGAGAATAAAGATCACACTATTCTCAAGGCGATGGTTGCCGAACGTGCAATTTTCTTCGTTCTTTTACCCTTCCTACGCGCTCATGGTGATGCTGGAATGCGCACAGTCTCGGCCGACATTAGCAGAGACGAACAAATCCACGTGGCGTGCAACTCAATTGTCTGCAAGGAGCTTGGCTTGGAAGTATCTCCTTCGTTAGATAAGTTGCGTAAGGCTACCATTAATTGGGTCATGCAGCCGCTAGGTACAAATACTACACATAAAAAATTAGACAAAAATTTTTGGCTACGTGCAAGTGATCAATTAATGTATCAGGGTAAAGCACCTGAACTTTCCTACACCAAATCAGCACGTATGCCAGCGTTCTTCGAACATAGTAATGTCAACCTCCCATCCTACGCTTAATCTCTTAGAGACTAAAGGTATTCAAATGAATGCCTTAGTACAAGAGATGAACGAAACATTTCCACCAATCAATCCTAACCCTTCACAACCTATCGAACAGATCATGTATCAAGCAGGTCAGCGTGATGTTGTGGAGTGGTTCTTTAATCAATTGCAAAATTAATCATGTGTTTAGGCGGACAATCAAGACCATCAGCACCAAAACCACAAGCACTACCACCTGCTTCACCTCCACCAGCACCAGCACCAGAACCAGTACAAGCACCAACAGATCTACAAGATAATAAAGAAGGTACTAAGTTAAAAGCTAAGAGTAGTGCTAGAGAGAAAGCAGGTATTATCAACAAAGGTTCTGGTCAACTACGCATTCCTCTTAACACTGGTACTGATAAAGCACCAACAGGAGGGTTGAATGTATAAGGCAAGGCTACGTTACGCAGAACTACAAGGGGGACGTTCACAGTTCCTTGATGTAGCCCGTGAATGTTCTCGCCTTACACTTCCTTACCTCATCAAAGATGATGACAGTGGTGAAACACATAAGAGACTACCTACTCCTTGGCAATCAGTCGGGGCAAAATCGGTTGTCAACTTAACTTCAAAATTAATGTTGGCTCTCCTACCTCCACAGACTACCTTCTTTAAACTTCAAGTACGTGATGACAAGTTAGGTACTGAACTTCCAGTAGAAGTTAAGTCTGAAATGGAACTCTCCTTCTCTAAGATGGAGAGGATGGTCATGGATTATATCAATGCATCTAATGATCGTGTTGTATTAAACCAAGCACTCAAATATTTGATTGTTAGTGGTAATGCACTGATCTATATGCATAAGGATGGTCTTAAGTGTTTCCCATTGAACCGCTTTGTTGTCAACAGAGATGGTAATGGAAATGTACACGAGATAGTAACAAAAGAACTTATATCTAAGAAATTACTT